TCACGGACGCGACCGGGGTTCGAATCCCCGTGGGGACGCCATTTCTAGGTAAACCGGGTCGAGCAGCGCGCCGACCCGGGTTTTACCCTCGAATGCATAGCTTTTCCGCCTGCCAACCATGACAGGCCGGAACACCAGAGGGCCGTCCAGTAGCTTCCTGAGGACCGCCCGGGCCGCTGGCACATCCGCCCGCAGTTCGTCCTTGAAACGCCCAGCCCGTTCCCGCAATGCTCGCTTGAGGCGCGCAACATCCAGCGCACCGGGAGCGGTGTCTGCCCGCAGACCTACCAGCTCACCAGTCAGCGTCTCGATTCGGGCTTCCCGCTCTCGGAGGGCAGCAACCAGAGACCGGGGCGGATCATCGGCCGCGATCGCAGCAACCAGCCGATCCATCTCTCGCCGCAGCTTGGCAATCTCAGACTCGATCTCCCGCGGCCGGTCGGGGTTGTCACGTAGTCGTTGGGACACCAGGTGCGCAGCCCGCTCCACCACGTAGGCGATATTCGCCGGCGTCAGCACCATGAGCTCGATCGATTCCAGCACCCGATCATCGACCGCCGACATTTCCACCCGGTGATTGTTCTGGCACACGCTGCTGCCTCGATTGTTGTGCCAGGAGCAGCCGTAGTACCGCAGGTTGCGCCGATTGTCCCCGCTGCCGGAAGGGCGGGGGACGGCAACGATATTCGCCTCGCAGCAGCCACAGCGGGCCAGGCCGCTCAGGAGATATTTGCTCTCCCGCGTGAGCCGCCCAAAGCGTTCGCCGTTGGTGTTTTCAAAGTAGCTGGTCTGTGCTGCCTTGTTGTGTGTCTCGGCCGCCTGCCAGAGATCAACCGCGACGATGCGCAAGTGTGGCGCCGGCTGCAGATGGGCTTGTGCTTGGCGGATCCTCACCTTTGTTCCACCGCGATACGCCTTCCGGACAGACCCGAAGGGAATAACCCCGGTGTAGCGAATGTTGCGCAGGATGCTGCGCACGGATGATGGATCCCAGGAGCCAGACCCCTTCGATGGTGAAGGCGGCGTATTGCCATCCAGGTAACGCGCGGCCGGCGCCGCATAGTCCGGATCTCCGTTCAGAGTCTTTGCGATGGATTTATAACCGTAGCCATCGGCGCGCATGCGAAACATCCGGCGGATGATGTCGGCCTCGGCCTCATCGATCTCGAATTCGGTGTGCAGCTCCCGGTTCTCCTTGACCGCGCCAAGCAGGGCAGGGGTGCGGCTGCCGTCCGGGCTTACCCAGACGTTTCGATAGCCGTACACACGGCCGCCGGTGTTGTGGCCCTTGTGGGCCTTGCGTTCGAGCGCGTCGCGCGATCGTTGCGAGGACCGCATGCGGTGATCCTCGGCAGCGTACCCGCGAATAACCGATACCAGCCGTTGAGTTGGATCCTCGCCGCGCTCTTGCTCGCCGGTGAGGTAGTAGTGAATTTCTACTCCGGCATCCAGGATCTCCGCGAGGTGGTAACTCGTGCGGATCATGTCGCGCCCCAGCCGCGAAGGTTCGGACATGATGATCGCTCCGAGCTCGCGTCGCTTGGCCGCGTCCATGAGCCGACTGAACCCGGGTCGGTTGATGAACTCGCCGCCGCTGATTCCGTCATCCGTGAAAACATGCTCAGCCGACACAGACCAGCCGCGCGCTTCGGCATAGGCCTTCGCGCGCTCTACCTGGCGCGTCACCGACTTGTTGTCGTCGCTGCGATCGCCTTCGTCAGTGCTCTTGCGAGCGTAGATGGCGGCCTTCATCGTGCGCCTCGTATTGCGTCCAGCTTAATCCGAAATCGGATTAAATCTTCCTCGGATATAACGCCATCCGCAACATCGATCAGAACATCAATCTCCTCATTTCTAAAAATCTGGTGCCGGCCTAGCTCATCGGCTAATCGTTTGACAGCACGCCGGTTCTTCGGCTGATCCATGAGCGCCGTGGCTACGGCGATCTGTACGTCGATAGGCTTCAACTTCCATTCACCGATGATTGCCTCGGCCTTCTCGAAATCAGAGTCACACCCTTTCTTCGCCTGATCGGGGTCCAATCCGGCGGCTACGCAAGCGGCATACCCAGAACACAGGATCAATATATCGTTCAGCATGCTCTCAGAATTGCAGTCCCACTCTACCTCTTGGGGCGCATGCCCAGCATTCCCGTTGCGAGGGGCGATTGACAAATCTCCGATGTACCTGCTGATGCTGTGCAACCGATAATGCGCGACGGCATGACCGGCCTCATGGATTGCAGTCCAATTCATCACAGGCAGGCGCCCGGCCTGGTGATCCTCGACAATCCAGCGGGCAAGGAGGCGGATGAGTGGCTTGGCGCGCGGGTTCATGTTTCAGTGCCTTGGTACGCGTCTGTACGCGTACTATCGGCTGTTTCGCACCGGGCAGCACCTCCGATTCTTATGTCTTTTGGCATGGTCGGATATCTGGCCGTATACGACCCTGCCTCCAGGTGGACGGTTTCCAGGGAAACTGCGCTGGCCATTGACAGTCGGTCAATTTTGTCCGAAACTGAACACATGCGGGGAAACGAGTTCATCAAGCGTGTGCAGAAATACGCCAAGACCAACGGCCTCCCGTGCGAGTGGCACCCGGAACGTGGCAAGGGTAGCCACGGATCGCTCACCTTGGGCGAGCGGTTCACGGTGGTGCGGAACCCGAAGGATGAACTCAAGACCGGCACGCTGCACGCGATGCTGAAGCAGCTAAACCTGAAACTCTCGGACATATGAACATGCGCAAAGAACTCTGGACTGTTAAATTTGGAAAACACGGCGGCAGCTTCACTTACCCCGCCAAATTCACTCCCGATGCGGATGGCGGATTTGTGGTGACCTTCCGCGACGTGCCGGAAGCCATCACCCAGGGCGAAACGATTGAGGAGTGCCGCGAACAGGCGGCGGGTGCGCTGCAGGCTGCGATCGAGACCTACATCGAGCGGCGTATGCCGATCCCGGTGCCGGCGGCCGCCAAGCGCGGCGAGCACATGGTTTCGCTCCCGACCCGCACCGCCCTTAAGGCCTTTGTGTACATCGGCATGATCGAGCGCCACATGTCGAACGTGGCGCTGGCCAAAGTACTGCACGTAAATGAAAAGGAAGTGCGCCGCATGCTCGACCCCGGGCATCCGACCAAGGCCGAGGCCCTGGAGCGTGCACTTGCGGCCATGGGAAAGCGGGTGGAGATTCGCGTGCACTGAGCAGTTGCCGCCATGCATCTGGCGGCATGCGGAATCATGCCTCATGGCCGGCCTCATGTATTGCAGTCCAATTCATCACAGGCAGGCGCCCGGCCTGGTGATCCTCGACAATCCAACGGGCGAGGAGGCGGATGAGTGGCTTGGCGCGTGGGTTCATGTTTCAGTGCCTTGGTACGCGTCTGTACGCGTACTATCGGCTGTTTCGCACCGGGCAGCACCTCCGATTCTTATGTCTTTTGGCATGGTCGGATATCTGGCCGTATACGACCCTGCCACCAGGTGGACGGTTTCCCGGGAAACCATCTGTAGCCGCGCGATATCCTCGGCGGTGACCGATCCCTGCGCATTGATCTCATCGGCCACGGCAACCACCCAGGGCCAGTTCTCTGTGAGCACGGCGCTCGCCAGGCGTTGGCAGTAGTACAGAGGTCCGTCCCACTCGAATGCGTCGCACAGAATCGACCGGGCATTTTTGAAGTCTGGCGAGTCCACGCCAAGCCACCCGTTCACCTCGAGGCCGTGCAGCTTAAGCTCGGCCATCGTGCCGGCCACATACATCGCCGCCAGTTCTACGGCAACGAGCTCGTGCAGTGGCTGCGGGATCTCCGTGTCCATGGTCACTTCAGCTAAGGCCTTGATGGCAGACTGGTCCATGTTGACTATGCCGCATGGGGTAACGCCGGGCGCTGCATCGTGGACACGCGCGCCGGTCATCGGCAATCGCAGCATGTGGGAAAGCACTGCGTGCCCTGCCTCGTGATACGCGACCGTGCGCCGATCGCGTGGATACTCAGGCAGCGCCACCTTCGGCCATGCCCAGAGCATCCACATGGTCGGTGGCCGTTTAATCATGCGGCCTCGCTTACGAGTTCAACCATCGCCTTGTTGATCAAGCGCCGGGCGCCGCCAGCCGCAATGGCTAGTTCATCTCTCAGTTCGTGATGGTCAAGCTCGCTGATCATGGCGATGAGCTTCATGACGCTGGACGCCTCAAGCAGCATGACGCTGGTTTTCTCATCTTTGACATTCAAGGCAACGTCTAAAATGAGCCGATCAGCAGCATCGGCCGATGAGCCGACTTCTTCGTGTGTGTCGTAACCAAGTTCATCGGTCATGGTGATCAGCGATATGATCGATGAGGCCTCATTGAGAATAGATACCAATGTCATTTTGGTCATGGCAGCCGTTCCGCTCACGGCGCCATTTTTCTTTACAGTGGCAGATGTGGTCATGGTTGCGTCTCCCGGGTTGCTGAGTTTCAGATCAGAATGCAGCGATCAGTTTTCGATACCGCTCCGGCGTCCAAAACCGGCGGCGGTAAGCGGCCAGCCGCTCGGCGCGGGTCAGCAGGGTCTCGCGGCGCTCCGGCGGAACGAGCACAGCCTGCGAAGCCAGGCGGGAAATGAGCTGGCCGGCACGGGCGTCACGGTCGAGGTGGAGTTTGTCGGTATTCATGCGGCCTCCTTTGGCGCCGACTGCCATTGCGATAGCACATCGCGGACTTCGTGCAGCAGCGCGGCGAGATCGGTGGTGTAGTCCTGGAAGGCTTCGGGTGGCAGCTCCACGTCTTTGGCGAAGGCGGCGGTGTTCAGTACATCAGCCATCGCAACAGCGTGACGCAGCTTGTCGTTGAGCACCTCAAGGGAGCCGTAGGCGTTTGGCCCGTGCAGCGTCATGGTTACAGGCTGGGCATGTTTCTGTGTGTTGTTCGACATGGTGTGTCTCCTTGGTTGTCGGTTGACGTTGACCGCAGACGCTTAACTGGCTTTGGCCAGCTCAAGGGGTGGTACCGGGCCTTTCTTGAAAGCATCGAAGGCCTCATCGAACATATCGGCTCCATCGGCTCCGCTGTCGGCTGCGTTGACATCAATACCGGTATTGTCGATCGTTTCGAGCGCATTCCAGATTGCGCTGAGACAGGTTGCGCCGTGCTCTTTCAATATCTCCGGAAGCCGGCTGGTGTCGCCTTCGCCGTTTACTTCTTTTGGCGATCCGGGGAGCTCTTTAAGAATGGTGTCGAGCCGCCAGCTCGCTTCGTAAATCGCACGCAGTGCGAACTTGAGCGTTTCCGGGTTATTCAACGGCGTCTGTTGCTTTGGCATGGATGTTCTCCTATCGGTTGAGTTGGCCCAAAGGGGCCGGGGGCTCAAAACGGTCGCGAGACCGCGGGCGTATTCCCCCGAAGGGTGTTTTATTAGCCACGCACCCGGCACAACTGGCGCATACGACAGGCACAAAAAAACCGCTGTCTGACGGGTGCGGGACCGCTCGCGAATAAAGGTGTTTTGAGCACCTGGGAGAATCTTGCTCCCGATGACGGGTAAGGTCAAGTTCGGCCATCGCTGCACGCCATCATCATGTTCGGCCGTTGCCGGGTCGTTGGACTTCCCGCCGGTTTCCCGGGAAACTGAGCGTGCATCCAGGTTGGAGAATGGTCATGCGGCTCATGCCGGTTACGGTTACGGTTCTGCTGTTCCTGCCCGGTGCCGGGTACGCGGCGACACCGGCCGGCGTTGTCCTTGGTGGTGAATGCCGCCAGATCGACCCAAAGCAGACCGGCTTTACCTGCACACTGCGCCGACAGGGCCTGGCGCTGCGCTGGATCGAAAAACAATCCGCCATGCCGGCCGAGCGGCAGGAACGCTCGATGTACGAATTCAACAAGATTATCCTGCGCTATTTTGAGCTGGGCGGTCGCGCCTTCGAGGTCACGGCTGACTTCTGGCCGGCGGCCGCGAAGCGCACCTGCTACGCGCTTAAACCCAGCTATCGCACGTACACCTGCGTTGATGAGAAATCGTCTCAGGCACAATAGTGGACCACTGCTGAAGCATCTGCCCGTTTCCCGGGAAACCAGTTCCATATCAATTCAGCAACATGTAGCCAGTCTCGACATCGAGATCCAGCCCGCCGGACGATTCTGCTTTCGTCACTCGCGGGCGGCCCTGTGAGTCGATATCGATCTTCAGCACGCCGCCGATCTTCGTTTGCGATCGCGAACCACCGCCCGGGCCGATAGCCGAGGACATTGCCGGGCCGATCTGGCCGGTCAGGGCTTGACTCATCTTGGTACCGTTGTCGGTGAAGGATTCTGGCAATAGGCTTTTTATCTTCTCGAGCGCTTTGGTCACCGAGAAAAAGTCGGCAAGATCGCTGAAGCTCGCCTTCACAGCCTCCCAGTTTTCATAAAGCAGATAGGCCCCGGCGGCGATGACTGCGATAGTGATCTGTAACAGGCCAAGGGGCGTAAGCATCGAGGCCAGGCCGAGCCTGATCATCGCTCTGGTGAGCATCATGACTGACCAGATCATTTTGCCGACGATCAGGCCACTCAGGGCAGTGACAGCGACGCCCCAGCCGCCGAACATTTGCACGGCGCTGTTTACCAGCTTGATCACCCACAAGAGGATGCGCCCGACAAACAGCAGTCCGCTGCCAAGACCAGGTAGCGCCTTCCTGAGACCGGCCGCCCATTCCTTGGCCTCAGCCTTCATCGGCGCCCGGTTGAGGTCCAACCACTTCTCGAACGGTTTGATGATCTCGGTGATCGCATCCATAAACGGCCCCGCGATCGCGTTGCGCGTTCCTTCCACCGAACCCATCAAGCGCTTCAGGCTGTCTCTGAACCGGTCGCCACTGTGCGCGGCTTCGTCATCCGCCAGACCCTTGCGCACGGCCTCGTCTCCTGCCTCGCGCAGGCCTTGCGCACCGCCATTGAGCAACGGAATAAGCTTTTCGCCGGATTTCCCCATGAGTCCCGTGGCGAGCGCGGTCTTCTTGAGGCCGTCCGGCATTTGCTGGAATTTATCGGCGAGATCGCTCACCAGCTGCGTGCTGGTTTTCATGTGGCCGTTCTGATCCTTCACGCTGATGCCGGCGCGGCGGAACCAGGTGGCGGCCTCCTGGTTGCCGGTGGCCGCGGCCACGGCGTTGTTGCCGACCTTTTTGAGTGACGTACCCAGATCCTCGTTACTCACGTCCGCGAGTTTGGCGGCATAGGCGAGCTTCAGCCACTCGGGTACGGTGGTTCCAAAGCGCTGCGCGGCCTTCACGGCCTCGTCGCCACTTTCGGCCGATTTATTTAGCATGTAAAACATGCCGCCCAGCGCGCCAACGGCGTAGAGTCCCGCCCGGCCGACGCTGCGGATCGAACTGTTGAGATTGTTGAAGCGTAGGCCAACTTCGTGAGCGGCGGCACCGACGCGCTTCATGCCGAAACCAATCGTATGCCCGCTCAAGGCGAGCGAGGCGGCGCGCGCTGGGCGCACGGTGCGTGCAACCGCCATGTTGATGGCGCGCAGGGTGGCGGTGGTCTTGTCGATTGCCTCGACGGTAATTGAGAACTTCGCATTTTTATCGGCCATCGTTCGCTCCATTCCTCATGTTGCGGGAAATAACTTTCTCCAGTTCGGCAATGTCTTCCAGGTCCATCTCTTCAATGGCTACGAGTGGAAGGCCAGTCATCAGAGCCAGATACTCGAGAATACGCTCACTATCGTTCTCGATTCGCATCAGCGCCTGCGCGCGATCTGGCGGTGGCCAGCGCAGCGTGATCAGGGTGATTGGCGTCTCGCCCAGCGCATGGGTAACGCGTATGGGGTACTTGAGCGAATAACGGCCAATGTGCCGCGTCTGGTCGGTAAACAGCGATGCCATCATGGTGGCCACGGTGCGGAGCAACCCGTCGATGGCGGCGGTGATGGGTTGCATTATTTTGCGGATGTTTGGCATGTCAGGTCATCTGCGGTGTGACGACACCGCCCGGGTGGGCATGGCCGTTGTAATAGCCACGCGCCTCGGCCAGCGTTCCGGCCGGATCGGCGATTGAGGTGGATGAGGTAATCGCCCCGGCGACCTGAAGCGCTCCCGAGATATCGACCAGCGGCGTGGTGAGCGTGACCTTGGTGCTGGCAACCACCTCCACGTCCGGCGCCGTGACCTTGACCTTGGTGCCAGCCACCACCTCCACGATCCGGCCGCGCTTCATGAGGATGTAATCGCCTTCGTCGGTGTACAAGGCAGCTTCGCCAGGCGCGAGATTCTTTTTGCGGTAGCGGCGATCGGCAACCACCAACACGACGGTGTGTTTGCGGTTGCCGGCGAGCGAGGCGGCCAGCACTTCGTAGCCAGGTTGCGGGTTGGAGGTGAACCCGTAGGGCTCGATATGCTCGATGCCGTCAAGAATCTCGCCCTTGAGCAATTCGACTTGCAGAGTCTGCACCGCCGTGGCCGAATTGGTCAGGTGCCCGACACCGCGCGCGAGCAATAACGCGATACGCTGGCGAAGCGGCGCGAGCAGTTTATGCAGGGAGCGCATTACGAGAGTTGATTCCAATTGTCCCCCTTTTCCGGCAGCGGTATCAGCTCGAACGCCTCGCGCGGCATGACCGTGATCTCGGTACGCGCGCCGCCATCGTCGAGCACAAACGAAACAGCGGTAATCAGGCGATTTGCATCGATGCCTGAAAATTCATCCTTGACCGCCACCAGGCGGTTGATGGGCCAGATGCTGGCCTTGTCGTAGGTCCACCCTTGCACGGTGTACTGCAGCTGCTGGCTGCGGCCGAAGCGCACGTTGCGCTCCCACTTGGCGCTGGTCGCTGCATCAGCAAGGCCATCAAGATCAGCGGCGGCGATGACAAGCGGGCGGTGGCGTTTGATGAAGGCATCCGTGGCCGTGCCGGAAAGTTGAGATGAGGAAGCACCAAAGACTGGTGCATCCTTGGCGGCAGCCTGGCCAATCACCGTGTAGGTGCTGAAACGATCCTTGTGCGAAAAAGTGGCCGAGCAGGTCAGCACGTTGTCGCCCAGCAGAAGCAGCGCTGGAATGCATTCGGTGGAGGCGCGCGTAATGAGCAGGCCGCCATTGCCGTCCGACATCAGCAACACGGCGCGCACCTTGGCGCCGGCGCTGAGTGTGGTGAACACGCTGTCGCCGGGGTTGCCGACCAGCGCCGTGAACGGGCCGCCTGCGTCCACATCGGTGCTCACACCGATGCCGTGAGACTTACACAGAACTTGTGCCACTCTCAGCAGAGTGCTGCCCACCAGGCTGAAACCCACGGGCGTGGAGCAGTCCACCAGGTCGCCGGTCTTGTCGCGTCCAGAGATCGATACGGAGTGGCTGCCGTTATCGTAGCTGATTTGAACATCGTCCACATAGCCGGTGATCACCGGCGTGCTATCGACCAGTACCTGGCATTCCGCGCCTGGGAGGATCTGGCGAACAGTATCCTGCCCGCTCCAGCGTTCGGTGACGGATAGCGAAAACTGGCCGGCGATCTGCTCGATGGAACGCTGGATGCGGACATCCTTCCAGCCGCCATAGAGAATGCCATCGACCTTGAGACGGACATCATGTTGATTCGACATGGTCAGCCCCGAACCCGCAGCTCGTAGTTGATCTCTTGGCCGAAGATCGTGCGCAGGCGCTCGTGGGCTCTGGCCCCGAGACTGCTCAGGTGCTCGGCGGTATAGGCGAGATAGATGCGTTGCTCATCGATGGGTAGGCGGGCCGGGCCGCGGCGTTTGAAAATACCCAGGTGCCCGGTGGGCATCGTTGCCAGAAACGCGCCCGTGTAGCTGAGCCCACGGGCGCTGACGCCAGTTCGGGTCTGGCGTGCGCTGCCGGCGTAGATCGCCTTAACCGGCGCCAACCCGAACCAGACGCTGCCGCGCAGCGTATCGCGGCTGGCCTTGCCGATCCGGACGCGGCTGCGCAGCGACTTGAGGGCAAGTCCGGATTCCTCTGCCAGTATCCGGCGTCCTTGGCCACCGGCCCAACTCAGAGTTTTATTTAGTGAACGCGCCGCAGCGCGGTTGATCTGCCCCGTGGTGGCGGTGAGTGCGCCCTGCACGCTGGCAAGTTCTTCCAGATTGACACTTACTCTTAACACAGTTACCTCCTCGAACCACCAGACTCGAATGCAACCGACCTCACACAAACTCGGATGCTCATTATTGTGGGTTCACCAGCTGCATAATGCGTTTTGCCTGCCGGTGCCATTCGATCAGCTCATCGATCGCCATCGCGTCCAGTTCGCTGGGTGGGAAATGGAACACGTAGGCGATCTCGCTCAGGACTTCCCAGCCATTCGCCGGAAGTATTCCAAAAAATCAGAGCCCACCTCCTGCATGCCGGCCAAGTCTTCCAGGTCCACTTCGTCAATGACTGAAGGTGGCACACCGGCGATGGCCGCGAAAATAGCCAGTGCCGCCGAACCCTCGCCAGACACCTTGTCGATGGCCTTGAGTATCTTGCCCTTGGGACGCTGCAGGGTGAACTCCGTCACCGTCTCGATCACCGCGCCGGATTCCTTGCTGCGGATTTCAATCGGATGCTTCAGTTTGTAAATGGTCGGTTCGCTCATGACTTGCTCCTGTTTTGTTTTGAAAGTGGACTCACTATAAAAATGGTCACCGTGCCGGTCCTTTGAGCGTCCGGCCCGAGACGAACACCCATCTGTCCGGCACGGCAACCAACCCTGCACCACCAAAAAACGCCGCCACGCCGGGCGCCGAACCCTCTGTGCCAAAGGAGAAAAAAGCACAGAGCACCGGCGAGGTGGCAACTCATTAAGCATTACGGCGTCCAGCGCACTGAAGAGGGCCTAAGCCGGTTAGCAATCCGTTCATGCTGATCCCGTGCGACTTTCCGGAGTTCTGGAGAATCAGATTTCTTAAGCCGCTCGTGATGCGCGTGCTCCTCGCGCCGGATACGCTCAAAGCGAGCGACCGTCAGGTCTTGTACTTCGCGGTGATGCATCACGCCACTGCCTTGACCACGCCGATGCGTGAAAGCGGCACGACGCCATACACCATCTCGATTTTGAGACCGGTGCCGGCGTAGGCATACGAGAGGTTCCCTTTCGTGATGTGGAAGGTCTGGGTGCCCGGCACCTTGAGGAAGCCGATTACCGGCGAAACGGCCGGATCGGCCAATACGAACCAAGTGCCGTCCGGTATCTCTGGGGCAACAAACACTTCGAGACGCGGGGTCTTTGGATCAACACTGACACTCAGTGCGAGTGTCAGCGCCGTGACTTCCTGCTCCGGGCTGACGATCAAGAATTTCGTGGCGTTGTTCGATGCGTTTCCGGCTAACGTCACCTGGCGGCGCTGTTTGGCGAGCAAAATGCCAAGGTTGGTGGCATTGAGCGGAGTAGTTGTCAACAAATTGCCATCGGTCGCGTTACACAGCTGGCGGCCATCCGCAAGAAGCGGGTTGTTCACAAAAATGTTGGCAACACTATTCGATTCTCGCCTTGAGGAAAAACCGCCAAGATTGCCGATGGTCGTGGCATAGACACCAAGCGCATCGTTGCGTATGACCTCATCGCTGAGGCCGAAGACGCAGCCCCAGAGATTGACCTGCGCAGTTAATCCAGCGGCAGAAAATATGTTCACTGATTTCCATTCGCCATGTTCATTACGGCCGATGTCAGCGGAGTCGATCGCGATATCGGCCGTTGGGAATGAGAACTTGGTGTAGTTCGGAAGATCAATATCGCGGCAGAGGCGGCGATGTTCAGATGAGGCACCATATGTGATCGATGCCAGTTTCTGAAATGCATTCGCGATTGCCGGCGCGAGATCGCTCAGTGTCTGCGCCGCATCAACCCTGGTGCGGCCCTTTGTTCGCGCTATAGCCTCACCGAGATCGGACAATGAGTGACCACGCAGTATGCCTGCGGCGGGATGGTCATCAACACCAGATGGAAGGCCAAGCTTTCTCGCAATCACGTCGGACGCCGCCTCGGCGATTACGTTATCGGTGAGAGCCGCACTCATATCGAAATCGCCCACAAGGGCACTGAGCGTCTTGCCAGCCTCGCTGTTCAGTTCGGCGAGGCGGTATAAAGCATGGTCACGCAAATTCATGGCTATCTCCGTTTTTGTTAACTGATTTGAATTGTGCGCTAACCGCTCATTTGTGCGCGGTTTGTGCAATTTTCAGCAAATCCTTAATCTCGACCGGCAGCTGATCGTCGCTTGGTATGTAACCAACCTGCTGTTGGGCAACGCAGGAGAAGGCATGGCAGAAAAGCCGTGCAGCCACGCTTTCTTTTACCCCGAGCACGGCATGTGCCGGCTGGAAGAGGCCTGGCGCATTCGCGGCGAACGCCGCCCGAATACCGGCCGCCGCCGATGCCAGGGTGGCCGCATCATCACGGCTCGCTTCGCCACCAGCACGCCAAGCGCGTAATGCCTGGACATCAACCCTGGAACCACGCCCGCGCCCAGACTGCCCGAGCGATATCGTTGGGGCGCCGTCCCGAATCCAGTGCCTAACGGTTGACTGACTTTTGCCGAGCTCACGCGCCGCCTGAGGGACTGAGACTCCGGGTTTCATGGCTACCCGCGCCCCCCGTGCGTGCAGTGAAGCGCGGCGCCAGAAACGGCGCCGGCGAAAGCCGGGTGATGGGTGAGGGTAACGTCGGACAGAATGGCTAACTGTGCAGGGTGTGCAGGGTGTGCAGGCGTCCTGTATCCATACAATTTATTTTCTACATCATCTTCATTTGCTATTACACTCCTTACACAGAAGGGATAAATAGAGATATATAAAGGGAAATTCATGTGCAGGGTGTCATGCACACAGCCCTGCACACAGCCCTGCACAAACAAAAACCATAGCGCATGGTTACCGGGAAACATGGCGTACGGCATGTGCGGGATCATCAGTTTCCGTCCCGCCAAGCAGCCAAGGCTTCGTTAAACTTGTAGATACAGTTTGACAACCAGGTGATTTCTGTATTGTCAGCAGGCTGGTGCTGGCCAGGTGGAATCAATATTGACGATTGCGCGTTTATGTCTGAACCGGCCTTCTTATAGTGTCGTGCGCGCTTATGTTTCATCCCGGGCTTTTTGATGAGGTTTGCGAGCAATGTGGCTTGCGGCACGGCGCGCGAGATACCGACCTTGTTTGCCCAAATCCGGTAACCCTCATACAGATTTTCTGTTCGGCACGGAGCAAACGGCACCTCAAGGTGCCCCGATGACCACTCGAAAAAGAAGCGCTCGGATGAGTCCAGCGACAGGTCGATCAGTTCGCATTTGGCGCGCGTGAGCGGGGGAGGCGAGTGCGCGCCAAATTCTCCGAGATCGAGGTTCAGCAGGTGATCGTGCAGCGCCTCAGTACCCCCACTCCGGATCTCTTCCGCCACCGCGGCATAAAATTCTTTCGACAGAGCCGGTGGCGTATATATCGTGTTGTAACGCCGGTCATCTCTATCCAATTTTACGATGAGCGTCATGTTCGAAAGAAAAACAAAATTGCAGTGGTTCTTCTCCAGGCGCGCCGGGAGACCCTTCGTGTCGATCTGAATTTCGTCTTCAGTCACCATGTTTTTCATGGTGCTTTGAAGGTGCTGCCGCTCCGATGGACTCAGCACTTCATTTCCAATTAAGAACAGCTTGCCGGACAGGTAGGAATTGAACTTCGATTCAAGCTCTGTCTGCGAGAAAATCCCCCCGTAGCGCCCATAGATTTTGCGCACTTCGCCGAAGAACATGTTTTTCCCGCAACCGTTTGGTCCGCTCAGCAGGAGCGCTGTCGACATCTTTTTCCCCGGGTTCTGGATAGGGAGGGCGATCCACTTCAATGTCCAATTGAAAAGCTCGCGCGGCTTGTCGTCGTTGCTGCAAAGATATTCCAGGAGTTCGAGCAATAGAGTGCAGCGGCCAGATCGCGGTTGTGTTGGCCAGCCTCCCCACAGATTGCACTTGATGGTTTTGTCGGTTTCGGTTGGGTCGAAACCCACTTCGCTGGTGCGCACCAGCGTCTTCTCGTTGCTCTCCATCCAGCGGCGCCAGATTTCCTTGTGAATGCAGGCGTTCCGCATGTCGCTGAGCGAGAGGAGCATGCGCTCCTGTAAATCGAATACCGTTTCCTTGTGGCCGTAGATCAGCGCGAAGCGCTTGAAAATCTCCTCAGTGCTGGCGATGGGTTTGAGCGCTTCGCGCTCTCCCTCTTTCCCATTTGTGGATGGCAGCGCGGCTGATTTAGCCGCCCACTCCAATTCGGCGAGCTTGGCTTCGATCTGCAAACGAACCGTGTGAGGGGTGGAGCTAGAGCGGAGGTCGTCGAAATCGGTGAGCTTCTTGCGGCCTCGGCGTATGGCCTCGACCTGAAGTTTGTAGTCGGCGGCGGTGAAGTCGATGTTGGCGGCGGCGATGTCGGCGCGCACCGGTTCGTCGACCGGGAACTGCGGGGCCACCCAGGCACCGCCCACGGCCATGGCCGCGAGTGTTGCGGCTGACACGCCGGGGTTGCCACGGGTGGCGAAATCGTCGTCGGCGCAGATCAGGATGCGCGCGGAGCGGTGCTTCTTGTGGATGACATCCGCCACCGGCTGCAGGTTGCCGGCGGTGAAGGCCACCACCACGCACAGGCCGGTTTCCTCGTGCAGCGCGGCGCCGGTGACAAAGCCTTCGCAGATCAAGATGATATCGCCAGGCGCGCAGAGCATGAAGAAGCGCGCGGTCTGGGAGGTGCCGTATGGCCAGAACTGCTTATCGTCGTCCTTGAGTTTCTTGCGCACCTCGGGGCCGATGAATTGCAGTCCCCACACGCGGCCGGCGACATCCTGCATGGGCACCACCAGCGTGCCGTTTGGCGTCATGCGGGTCTTGTGCGGTTGGATACCGCGCTTCACCAGGTACTCGCATGCGGCCTGCTCGGTGATCGGCAGGCATTTGTTGATCCACATTTTTTCCGCGCTGCGGGCGGCGCGGTCGAGCTCATGCCAGCGCCGGGCTTCTTCGCGCCGCATGTTCTCAGCAACCCGCGCGCGGTATGCCACGTACTGCTCTTTGGACAACTCGCGACGGTGGACCGGCGAACCACAGTGCGGGCACTTCTTTTCCCTGAAGGAAACACTACGCTTGCAGCCCTCGCATTGCTTGGTCAGCTCGATCTTTTGGGTACCGGGGCTGTTGCCCTCGTAAACGCCATAAGCACCAACCAGGTAATAGCAGCCATCGATCGGCACATCATGCAGCCAGTACCAGCCGCGCTTCTCCTTGCCACGCCCCTCGACCTTGCACCGCGCCGACCTGCTGCCGCCGATCTTCAGTTCACCATCGAGCAGCAACCCAGCATCCATGAGCTGCGACCGGGCGTCGTCGTAGTTCTCGTAATTCATGCCGCAGCAAACCCCAATGATTTCACTATGTTCCAGCACCACGCCCTAGCGAAAAGCTGCGGCCTTTGACCCCTCAAGGTCTGCGCTGTCCCAGGACCCATGAACCTGGTGATAGAGATGCTCATGCCGCACGCTTGATCGCATAGTGAAATTGAAACGAAGCCACAACCGCATGACACATCATCGGGGAGATGGGGATTGCGCATGGCCATCGTCGATGTTCCGCGCTGCGCGCATGGCAATGCGATGCTCATGCCGGCCGTCGATGCAGACAGATATCGAACAGTCCCCGCATAGGGGCCATCGGTTATATTTGTAGAGAATGACCATCGATGCAGAAGCGTCGTCAGGTGCCGTCTTGAGGCATGCTGGGCATTTGAATTGTGGCGGACCTGCGCTTGCAGGTCCGCGCGCAGCAGCGGTCGGACGGCCTTGCTGCTTTGAGAATGTGGCCACCAGGGCGCCGCTGCGGCCGTAATGATTGGCAAACGCAGTGATAGATTCATCGCGACGGCGTTCCTCAATCGACCAGTTGTCGCTCATCGGGCCCCCCGTGAACGCTTGATGAGTTTCCCGGGAAACCGCGCGGGTCTTCGCTGCGCGCATTTGTTAATGGACGTTGGTGCTGATCTGATGGAGGCGAATTAATATTCCGTGAGGTCGAGTTCGCTGACCGGTTCTTACCGATGATGCTTTCTGCAAGCATCTCGGCGAGCGAGTCCAGGAACGGGCGCAGCCGTTCATCGATGATTGGTTTGCGAAGAACACCACCAGCAGGAGGTGATGCGCGATGCATGCTCACGGCTGTGCCTCGCCATGGCCGTCATGTTTCCGCTGCTCTGCATGCTGGCGCGCCTGCGCGATGTCGGTCTCGCTGAACAAGCGCCGACCAACTGAGTCTCGTATTGGGTTGACGATACCGCGATCCGACCAATCGCGAAGGGTTGCTTCGGAGACACCGACCTTGCGCGCGGCCGGCCCAATGCTGTCGAATATCATGATTGAAGAACCTATAGATTTACTGTGTTAAATCTATAGGGCGATGCATGTTAGAGGGAAACTTAAGAATTCATCAGAAATGCTCGATACAACAATTGTGCATCTATTGTTTTTACTTCATAAGATCGAGCGCCGATTTTGTGGTTTTGTTTTTCTTCCTGGAAAGAAGAAACTTGTTCACCTGGTCGCCGGTCCACTTTTCATCTGGATCCATGAAAGATAGCAGTCCCGCGATTGCGGCATCGCGGGAATCGGTTTTATGAGAAACATTGCCTGAGAGCTCCCGCACTTTCCAACCGCGCCATGTGCTATTTATATTCCTACTCTTTCCACCGGCCTTGGGGCGGTTCGCCTCATCAAACATCTTGGGTAAATGGGTATAGATGTCTATTGGCGCCACCAACACGGCTAGCGCCTGCGCGACGTCATGGTTATTAATGTCTTCATCTTTTCGTTTGCACAACTTCAGAATTTCCCTTTTCAGTGCGATGACTTCATTCTGCTTGGCGGCCCATGTGTGTGATGAGATATCGGAAAGACCACAGACTGGTTTAAAAGAGATCAGTAAAAATTCAATCTTGATGATGAGATTTATAGCGGCTTTAATCGCTGCCTTTCTGCTGTTTTTGTGCTCGCACAAGAAGCCATTAAGACACCTGAGAAAGGATGCATTTTTATAGATATCCTCGCGCCAGAGAACATCCTTCTTCACGTGCTTTGCGTGTATCCTTTTTTGGGCAACTGTGAGCTCAGACAGGCGCGCTTCAGTGATGCGAATAGCGTCTGCATATGCCGTGCGCACCTCGCACAGGAATTGATTGAGCGGGCTGGACGCGGCCGTTTTCATTTTCTTGGCACCAGGTACAGCAGCATGATTTAGCTTCATCGCCATCATCCTGTCGCCTTCTGGATTTCGACCATCCTGGCCAGATCGCCCCTATGGTTGCTCCTTAGCTGGCAGCCAGCACCGGTAGTGGTCCTGTGCTTGTACTTCTTCTTCGCCATAATCGCCTCCGTAAGGCGCACCCGTGGAATTGGAACCGACCCCCAAGCCGCCACGGATGCGGCCTGTCCCCCGTCAGGTGAGGGAGTCGGTGTAACCCCTTATGCCGCTGGTAGAATAATCCCCTGAAACGGAATGGCAAAGACCCAAACATTGGGAGGAAGGCCCCGTGGGGACGCCAATTTAACCCCAGCGAGCCGTTCATACGCTGGGTAGACTGTAACGCGGTCCTCATCGAGGACCGCGCGGTCCAGCAGGGATCTCAGGGCTGCCTTTTTCTGGGCCGGGTCCCCTTCGTCGAGATTCCGCCGGTAGCACTCAATAAAACCCCCTAGCCCGGCCTCGTCGAGCCCCTGTAGCGGGGCCTCGGCAATAGGGCCTTGGGTTTCCGCCAGTGTTTCGGTAAGGCGGGTGCGGGATTCCTCGAGACCGTCCAGACGCTCCAGGAGTGGGCGCTGATGCTTCACCTGGGTGAGTAGGCCTACAATCTCGGTAATTTGGCGCTC